GGTCTAGATATTTCAATTGACGGGCGTCGTTCGTTCGCTACGATATACGAGGACTAATCCACTCATCGAATTTGTGCACAGGATTCCATCCTAACTCTACCTGTATTTTAGTGATATCTGCAAGAGATCTAGCCGGTTCAATCCTACTGCCTGCATCAATTTGATTCTCTGAGATTTTATCAGCAATCTCCTTAACGCTTATGTCTAAGCCTGTACCGACATTAAAGATATGATGGCCTTTCTCTATTTTCATGGCCGCAAAGTTTGCTAAAGCAACGTCTTCTACTGCAATAAAGTCTCTAGACTGAGCACCTCCATTTATGATGGGCAACGGTTCACCAGATCTAGCCTTTTCTAGAAACACAGACATCACTGGTTTATATGAACCGGTTAAGTTTGGTCGATCTCCATATACGTTAAAGTACCGTAGACAAACGGTTGAAATTGTTGTATAGTGTTCGCATAATTTCTCGGCCATTAATTTACTTAGGGCATACGGAGACATTGGATACGGTTCGCAGTATTCGTGAGTTGGAAATGTTTGAGTATCTCCATACACTGCACTGGTTGAACTAAAGATTAGGTGTTTGATATCAGCTCGCTTCATTGCCTCAAGTACAACCGCTGTGCTTATTAGATTTGAGGTATAGTACTCCACTGGGCTGGCCATGGATTCCTCAACTGAGGTCTTGGCAGCAAGGTGAAAGACGTGAGATGAGCCTTCGATCAAAGAGGCTAGAGCAATAGCGGATTTACTAACATCAAGTTTATAGCACGAAAGGTTAGGGTTAGCTAGATCATTTTTAAGATTGCTCAGTGATCCTGTAGAAAGATCATCTATTACTATTACTTGATAATTATTTGCTAGCAGAAGTGATACAAGATGTGATCCGATGAATCCAGCTCCGCCTATTACGGTTATTTTAGTTTGCATTGATTACGCATATTTTATCATTTACTGATCCAGTTTTGACACAGACGATTTCGCATTCAGTTGTAAAAATTGGATCTGCAATCTCATAGGGTTCCAGAGTAAAAATATCACCAGCAATCAGAGTCTTGCCCTGTAAAATCATGGTTCCTCTAACAAGTAAATTTATTTCAGTTATCTCAGTATGATAGTGAGTTGGCCAGTTCTCGTTCTGAGCGTGGACTTTATAAGAGACTTCAAAATTTGGAGTCTTATGGCAACTAGGTTCAAAGTTTCCAACGAACCAACCGCCTTTCATGTTTTCAATTCTATTTACTATCATCTTATGCAAAAAGTATTACCGTCGTATGAATGCATTGAGTAGCCTTCAATAACTAGGAAATTTTCCAATTCGTGTTTTTCTTCGAGAGGTATGTGAATGTCTTCAAAAACAATTAGGCGAGGTAGTAGATCACGTCTTTCCTTAAGAGCAAGAATTAATTTTGCATCATATCCCTCAGTATCAATATGAATCCAATCTAATTCAGTTGAAAAGTTTTCAATTAAGTCTACTATACTAATTGAGTCCGTCAAAGTTTCTCTGATTTCTTGGCCGTTTAGATAATTTTCAAGATGCACTCGATAGACACTATTACCATATCCATTGCCGCCTTCAAAAAATGGCACCGTTTTACCGTCAGTAGTGACCAATTTTTTCATAAGAGTGACGCTTGTATTTTTATTATATCCCTTTTGCAATGAATCAAATTGCTCTTGTGAAGCTTCAACTAGTAAAATTTTATGCCTTTTGTCTTTTATTAAAGTTACCCACTCTCCGTATCTTCCGTCATGTGCTCCTATAACAATACCGCGAGTATCTTTGAAACAGTTTAAGAGATAAAAGAGACTATATGCTGGATCTTTAAGTATATCCCAGCGTTGTTCCCACACAAGCTGGTCGCTTGCAGTATAGACAAATATATCTTGAAAATAAAAGTCGTATTTTTCAAACCAACTGTGTTCGGTAGCTTGCATGGTATACATAACTTCGCCAGTGATTGAACTAGCTACGTCTATTCTTAAAGGTAACTCTTTTTCTGGAAATATGTTAAGTAGTTCACCAATTTTTCCGCGAAGTGTGCTTTTAACCTCCCAAAAATGTTTGTCTTCTGTAAATATAAATGGTAATTTCATAGTCCGTATGTTTCCCAGTCGATTGTGCCAAAGCCTGAGTTAGTTATAACATTAACTGCTTGTGCTCGATCCGGATTTGTTTTATTTAGTTTATCGTTTATTAGAATTCGATTACCGCTTGTTACGCCCATGATTAGATGATCCCAACAGAGTCCCAAATCTTTAAGATGTTTTTCCGTCATTTCACGAGCTGATTCCTTACGTGCAGTAACCAAGATTATCTTGTGGCCTTGAGAATCCCATTGATTAATTTTTTCTCTAACTCCATCGAGCAATTTAGGAACAGTGTCAATAAGCTCGCTAAATTTATGTACATGCTTTAGTAGAGTACCGTCAATATCGCAAAAGAGTGTTTTAGGTTTATCCGTATAAAATTCCTTAACCTTTCCTTGGTAAATTGTTAGATCGTATGGAGTACCCAATGAAATATACTGGTTTTCATCAATATGAAAGTTCTTGATTAATCGACCCTCTTGAATAAGGTAATTATATGTCTCGGAAATGTAGCACTCAGGTCGACCGTTATCTTCAAATGATTTCATTAGTTCATTTGCGGTTCTGACAAAGTCTTCTCCATGTTTCCAATAGTGTAGACCAATTAGAGCAATATCAGTTACTGGATTTTTCTCAACAACTTCAACGACTCGACCGGATTCAACTACTGCAAAACTATTCTTTGGATTGCTTGAAGTGTAGGTAACGATTGCTCCTGCGATTGACCTTTGAGAAACGAATTCCAAAAACTCTGCTGCGTCCCAGTCTGTGATCTGATCACAGTTAGTGATGATTAATGGATCTGTTGTATTGATCAATTTAGCAGCGGCTAAACAGGTCTCAACTGATCCCCTAGTCGGTTCAGATAAGGTAATTTCAACTGATGTCGGATACAGTTGTTTTAGCTTAGCCGATAATAGCGCATTGTGAGTCTGGTCATCGTATTGACGAGTAATGAATATGTATTGGCCTTCAATGCCTAGTGTGCTAACTGAATGTTCAATTAGAGTTTTGCCATTGACTTCGATTAGAGGCTTGGGTAGGTCGAATCCCTCGTTTTTAAATCTGGTACCAAGACCTGCCATTGGAATTAGGATATTAATCTTCATGTTTTATAGTATTTTTGTAGTCAATTGGATTATCAGTACATACCCCTAGTGCGTATGATGGAATATTTATGATTTCAAACTCAACGGTTATTCCGTTTGGTACAAATTGACCAGGTTGAGCCCATGGAATTCCTTCGCTAGTTAGAGTCATGGTGTCCTTATCATGCCAGAACCAATGAAGTTCAGTTTGAAGCAGATAAGTTACGACATCTAGATTTTTTGCGTGAACCCATAAATTAAAGGATCTATCAATCAATTGCTGCATCTGAACTTCTGTTTCAGGGCCATCATGACCCAAGAAGAATTTACTATCATGGAACCATAGGTCGATTTCAACATCGAAACCTTCTGCGATCGCTTCGTCAATATAGTCTAGCGTGTTTTCTCTTTCTGGAATTCGGCCGCTTAGATTACCTCTATGTGATATTATGTATGGTCTAGTCATTGAATAAAAATCTTGGTGCGAGATTTTGCAAGTCGCTTAGCTCTATTACTTGAGTTTGCGTAAAAGTTTCGTCGCCGGTCGTAGTCCATGTAGTAACCTTAACTGGTCTAATTAGATTAATTGAATCAAATAGCCAATTTGCCTTAGCTAATAGGTCAATTTCCTTTTCATAGATTACCTTGTCAGTATCTACGTCTTGCACTACACATCTTGTCTTGATTACACCAGATTCATTATTGTTCCAATAGAATATTACAAGTAAATTTTCAATAGGGCCGATTGAGTTTGCCGCTTTACATAATTTTGGAACGTGCTTCCAAACATTAGACCACTCACTTGGAGAATTAATTACATCAAACTGAGTGTGTTCAAATAGAGTATTAAATTTACCTGGAATTGCAGTACCAATTACTGGAGTTAAGGCCTTTCGCTCTTCAACTACGGCAGGTATGATGTATTCAATCCATTTGCCATAGTAATTGATACGCTCGCATAGATTCCAATAATCATCATCGTTTTTAACAAGCCCATAAGAATCAAAGAGCTTTGCTGAATATCCAATAATGTGAACGTCTACTAAGTATTGATGAGGTTGGGCCCATTCGCCTTCTTTGCGAGTTCCGTAGAACAAGTAATCTTCGAAACAAGCAATGTCTGATTGTAGATTTATGAATTCGGTTTCGTCAAAAATAGTATCATATTCAATTTTGACAATTTTATCAAAGCCCAACATTTTAGCAAGTCTGGCTGAGATAATAAAACTATTAAATATACCGGCGACGTGGTCAGTTACATTAACTAGTGGAAACCAATTTTCAAAGGTGCCGTAATGAGTCTTGACATAAGTATACGGCATCTCATATTTACCAGAGGATAAGATACGCTCAGGTGGATAGCCTACCATGAAGCCTTCACCGTAATAGTAATAATGATCAACTTGTGCATCAAGACCCCAAGCACTGTGATACTTGTTTATAAGTAGGATCTTATGTGTTGGGTAGAGCTTACGAATTTGTTGAATTAAATTCTGACAAACATCGGCTCTTTCTTGATTTGATAAGTATGCGTCAATCGTAAAGATTGTTGACTCCATGCAATAGGTTTTTAGATCTTATACTATTAAAGTTGGCCTTTGGCTCCTAATTCTGTCTTAAATTCTCCGCCGCCTTCCTCACCGGGCGCGCCAGGAGCAGCAGCTCCACCACCTCCGCCAGGAGCACCGGCTCCACCGGCTCCGCCCTTAGCCTCTTCAGCTTCTCCCATCTGAACCGCTTGATAATCCTTATTCTTTTGGATATCTTCATCGCTCATTTTTAAGTACTCACGAATCAAGAATTCTGTTGAGAAGTATGGTTTATTTGCATCATCAACAACTGCTTTAAGAGCGTTAACTGTAGCAAGACGTTTGTTAATAAGATCTTGATCTTTAAGTTCTTCAAATACGTTATCATCGTACCAGTTAAGACCGACTGCGTTTGCGAATTTAGGATCGTTTTGTAATTCTTTCATGTCTAAGCACATTTGCAAGTAAAGAGGCTTTGTGATTAACTCTTTGAATGCTGAACGTAAACGTTGAATGAATTTATTATATCGAATCTCTTCTCTTGAAATACCTTCTGCGTTAAGTGTGAATGCTCCACCACCTTCACCAAATCTGGTCCCAGGAATTTTAGAGTCCATTTTTAACTTCTCATGGAAGTATTTCAATAATTCTGAACCGGCTAAGTTTGGTCCAGAGTATTCCAATGGCTCAATTTTAACCTGTTGCTGTTGATCATTTACTGGAACAACATAATTCTTATAGAACAAGATATTTGGCTTTCCGTCAACTTTTAATTCACCAGAGTCTCCATCAAATGAAATATCTTCCTTAAGAGTATTGGTAAATTCCCTAACGTCTTCCTTTGCCTTTTGCATTGACTTGGTTCCGATTGGTACAGTTGTAACAAGACGAATTGGTGCGTGCATTGTGTGCCAAATAACTTTAGAGTGTTCAATGATTCTCAACATATTAAATGAACGAACAAGTCTCTCAACGAAACTAACTCGTTTGGTTCTCATGTGATTTGAGTATGAAATATAGATGATTTGAGAATCTGATAAAGTTCTAGTTGTTTTAGACAGAGGATCTTTTTGTTGCCATTGTAGAACTAATGATCCACCTGCATCTTTCTTCATCTCTGGATAGAGAGTCGCTGGATCCAATTCTTTAAAGCCGATAATCTGAGTAGGTTTTAACAAGTCATCGTAAATTATCTCAAAGGCCAAGTGACCTTCAATTAACCATTGATAGAAGTACTGCCATGCTGAAATTCCTTGATCAAAGCCCCATTTACTGTAGATATTTTGAAAAGTATCTTGATATTTGTTTAGAACCTTTTCTTGAAATTCAAGTCGTTGTTTCTTGTTTTGACCCATGTACTGAATTTCTCCGACTAGGTCATTTGCGTAACAAAAGCGGTTATCATCATCAAATACGATACTGTCGTCAGTAATAGTCTCAAGTACAAATTCAATTTCGCCGTTTGATGCAATATCACGAAGTCTTTCTCGTTTGGACACGTAATCCATTTGAAAGAATGCAATAGATTTGGTCTTTAGAGCTGATGTTGTATCAGATAAGGCCAGAGTAGCTCTCATTAGATCGCTACCTAATCCTGAACCGGCTTGTTGCATTTGACCCTCAATAAAACCGATTGCTTGTGAGTTTTTAACGAGTAGATCGTCATATTTCTGCCCAAATTTGCTCAATTCAGTGAGTCTAGATCTTAATGATCTCATTGGGTTACTGTCTAAGAATCCTGCCATTTATATGTTATGTAAATTTTGTTAAAAAGTACGAAATTGGAGTCTTTGAAACAATTGTCTTGTCCTGGACGTAATTGGATTCACCAAGTTTTGGAACGTCCGGCCAGTCAATCATTTTTAAGAATCTCATCTCTTCTCTGTTATATTTATCAACCAGGAACTCAAAATTAAAGCTTGATAGGTCGCCAGCCAATCTAACGTAACGTCGGTCCATTTGGAGTAATTTTTTAATTTCTGGAGATCTTAACCTTTGGGTAATTTCAATCAAGTTTCCCTTATCGTCAGTTAAGTTTTCAATAACTGGCAACACATTGTTCTTTAAGTAAACTCGAATGAAATTTTTCCTGAGCTGATCAGGCATCATTTTTAAGTTTAGCCCAATTTCCATTGGACCTTCTTGACCTAGTGATAAAAAGATTGGCCGGTTATCAAAATACGGCTTTTTACCCGGAGTCGGATTTGTTTGGTATTCGTCTAGGCTTGGTAAGCTGTCTGACCCGCGCTCTCTTAGTGAAACGAACGTGTAAATGTGGCCTGGAGCAAGAGCCCTAAAATTATAGGGAACTCCCTCTGAGTCAAATCGGTAATTTGGAACAGGTGACTGAAAATCTTTAACTATTCCAGTTTGAACGTAGTCTTCTAGGAGTTTAATTGCCATTATCTTCTTTTATATCGATTTGAACAGAAAGTTTTCGGTTATTATTCCGAATTTAAGACCTCTCTGTGCTGCAAAGTCCTTGGCCGCTTCAAATTTAGCCTGATTCACAATGTATTGCTTAGCAGCATAAACATAATTAGCGGTCTGCTTATTGGTCATACGGTCAGGAGCAGTGGGCGGTTTGACATACTTGTTAGGTTTTACCTCAATGAGCCATTTTTGTTCGTTTCCTTCAGCATCTTTAGTAACGATATAGAAATCCACATAATACGTATGGCCACGTTTATCTAATGGACTGTAGTACAGGATCCCAACCGGCTCAGATGAATAGGCTAGGATAGTTGGACTTGAATCGCACCACTTTAGAAATTTGAATTCCCAGCTTGATCTAAAAATGATTTGATTTGGATCACCAATGTACTTATCTGGATTTGCAGGCTTAAAATATCCTTGACGAATCGCGCCCGCTCTAGGTTTTAAGAAGGTCTTGATGCTCTTTTGCTCTTTTGGTTTCATAAGGTTATTTATAGGTAGACTAGATCATAGACAGTCTCACTAAAATTACAATTGATCCAAGAGTTAAATTTTTCAAGAGTATAATCAGGTTTCTTTTTTCGGATAAATGAGAATAGATCATTAATATCTTTCACATGTGATAGACTGATGTACTCTGATGCGCTCTCGCACATTGATTTAATTTCGCTTAGTGCTTTATTCCAGAGAAAGATTGAGTAGCCTTGCTTAATAAACTGCATCATCTGGGTACGACCTGCCTTGTCCCTATCAAATATTATTCGGACTCCGCTTTTTGCACCAAGGTTTGACATAATGCTCCGGGCTTTACTAACACCAGAGGTTGCGATGCAATTCTCTAATAACAGAGAGTCAAACTGGCCTTCAGCCATTAAGATAGGCTTTGCGAAATCAATGTTTAAGATATTGAAATAGTTATTTAGGAAATTTGCATCCTCAACCAATTGCTTTGAGATATTCTTTTGAACAAATACGTTTGCGAGATCAGTATAAGACTTAATGATGTACTTACGTTCGGCATCCGGATTTAGACTACGCATTGAGAACCCCAACACACGACCGGATCTCTTATCGAAATTAAAAATATAGACTCTACTGTCTGACGAATCAGTGTAGAGGCAATCTCCGAAATCTTCAATTAGGTTAAGGTCTCGGCCTTTAAGATAGTCTAGCGCTCTAGATGGACCTTCTAATTGATCTAACCTCTTTAAGCCGAATCGATTTATGATATCGGTGATTTTAACAAGCTCACCAGTATCTGACGTTAAGAATCTAATTAATTGATTATCGTCACGCTTTACCTTGGTTGGTTTGTACTCAATATCCATCACGAAACTTGGCAACATAATGCCGTGTTCGCGACTCATCTTTGCAACAAATTCGCCAAGAGTCATGTACGCCATACAGCCGTCGTTAAAACATTTGTATGCGCCAGTATCTAGATAGAGATTGCCACGTTTCTTTGAAGATTTTTTCTCAGAGTCTCCACAGATTGGACACGCAAAATTAATCTTACGGTCAGTATCGTCTTCGATCTTTTGCTTCTCGAGATTATCGTGAAATCTCTTTCTGAGCAGAGTCTCTACGAAATAAATTACTTCTTCACGCTTCATTTACTTCTTTTACAGCTTTCGCTTTTTTAGGTTTAGGTTCAGGCTTTGGAACTTCAATCTCAAGACCTTTTTTCTTGGCAATACGTTCTCGATACTTATGTAATTCGTGTTTAGGAACAATTACTGTGTTTAAACCGAATTTGGAAATTGCTGAAATATAGACAGTGAATATTTCGGCTGGGACCTTTTTATCTGGATCGCTAACGTACTCTTGACAGCTCTCAGGAATCTCAGCGAAGTCTAGGGTCTCAGAGTTAACTGAGTATAGTGGATAAATCTCTTCTGGTGTAAATTCGGCCTTGCGGCTTCTTGACTTAATAATCTCGACTTTACGAGTAAGGCTTGGAGTAAGCTCAGGATAACCCATTGCAACCAATAATTTATTGATGGGTTCAACGATTAGTCGGAAGAACTGTTGCTCTCTATCTAATGGAACTGCGAACTCTTCTGGATAAGAACCTGGCGCATAGGCGAAAATATCAAATTCATGTTCGTTAGGCGCAGCATAATAGAATTTAATCTTGGAACCACTTCTAATCAGAGCGTATTTTTGACTGTTATTCTTTTTAACTAGGTGATTGTGATATGAAACGGCACGGCCGTAAATCGGCATACCTGTTTCTAAGACAAGAGGCACCAGACTCTTTAGATAGTTTTCATAAACTCTAACCGAGAAGTTAAAAGCAATATCTTCAACCGGTAAGGCTTCGCATTCGGATTTCAACTCAGTTAATTTTGGAATGAGGTCACCTTCTAGATCTAGGTCGTAGCCAACATCTAATAGATACGTGTAAAGAGCTTGCAGGTGATTTCTTGCCCAGATTGGATATGATGCCTGAATTGCTTCAAGCCCTTTAATGATTAGTGATTCTTTGTCGAGCAGCTGCTCGTGCTTGTTATCTTTATAGGAAACTTTAAGAATGTATTTCTTTTTGGCAAGCCAGATACCGGACTTAGATAGATTCTCAAGCTCAAAGTTTTGACGATTGTCTGTATTAAAATGAGATGAGTACTTCTCAAATGCTTGCTCGAAATAATCTTTTAATCGATTACGATTGATTGATAAACAGAACTCTAGCGATTCTTTATTTGATAGCTTTAGGCCGTCGACTGATCGAATTGCGTAATCGAAACATACGTAGACTGAGTCAGTATCTGTGTAAATCGCAGCTTCTTTAGTAATCGGCGTAATCGTTTTACCGGCAATTCCAAGCTTTTCATGCAACTCAGTATCAAGATGCCACTTGTTAATAAAATAGTGATTGACTGCTCGAATTGAGAATTTAATAAGATCTTGGCCCTGTAGAGTGATTGACTGGGCAATATCGTTATTATGGAAGTAGAAGTATCGGTTACCGAAGGCACCGTAGAATGAGTTAATTAGGATCTTAATTGCATTCTGTTTAAGATCTAGTGATTTAATTTGATGGTCTAAGCTGTGAGTCATATTGTCTTGTATCAGTAAAGAGTATTTTGGTTTAATGTACCAAATAAATAAACAAAAATCAAAAGGATGATAATTTCACCCAGTAAACAATCTCAGCTGGTTACTCGAAAGTACCCGTTTCTCCAGAACTTCCCATTTGGTGAGTTCGAGATAGAGATTGGTGAAATGCCTAAGTCTCCAACGTTTTTATTCGATGAGGACTCTGACTTTTTTCAGGCAAGACCAATAGACCCAAAACTGGTTAAATTTGGTTATGGCAAGGATAAAACCAAGATAGCAATAGTAATTTTTGAACAAGAATTGTATTGGATCAACGAAATTGCCGATAAGGTAAAAGACTTAGACAAAATTTTAAAAATATTAGATAAGGGTCTAAAATCAAAAGATCTTTTGGTAAAACGTAATGCAGTTGAAGCTGCTGAAGATTGGTGTGCTCTAATTCAGGACAACCGAACTAGCTTAAGTTACTCAACGATGGCTGAGATTTTATCTAGCATGATCAGAGACCGAGTTCAAATGGTTAGAGTGCTAAATCAGTTAGGCCAACTTACTCTGAAAAAGGGATTAGTTAGCCTGGCAAAAGACGAACACCAAATCATTTTGACCTATTATCACTTTCAACTTGTGTATACTAAACTTATACTTGGCCTCGTGATTGCCTCAAAAATATCAATTTAAAATGGAAAATCAAATCGACTCGTTTATTGAATATTTGTTTATCGTAGAAGAAGCAAATGAATCTTTAACTCAAGATCAAATTGAAAAACTTGAAATGATTAAAGCTAAAGTAACTGAATTAGTAAATAAAGTCGAATCGATTTCGGTAAACCAACTAGCTTCGCAACCGATCATGGAGCCGGCTTTAGCAGAGAATCGAGTTGCAAGATTTTCCGAGTACCAAGCGCTAAATGAAAAGGTACTTAAACGCGGTAACAAATGGGTCGTAACTGACAAGAGCGGCAAGAAAGTATTGGGAACTCATCCCAGCCGAGAAAAGGCAATTAAACAATTACAGGCAATTGAAATAAGCAAAGCCGGCAGATAATGGTAAAAACATTCTCACAATTTATTACTGAAGCACGCAGATGGAATGAGGTTCTGACGACTCTATCAAGAGACTATGGCCGAGACTATGGAGACTTTTATTTCGAAGAAGGGATTCCTGAACTAATGGACGACGTTGAACGCATGTGGGGAGAACTTGAAAACGAGTATTGGTGGAATAGAGAGAGCCGCAATATTCGAGAAGGTCATTTTGCAATCGATGCAAAAATTCATACGTGGCCAGACTTTGAGACAATTAGACAGGCAGTTGGAATGACTGAAGACGAATTAAGTGATGATGAGCTTGATAGCATGTGGTGGAGTTGGATTCAAGACCAGAGAGAATTTTTTCAAGAAGATATTCAAGAGTACTATTCGTGGATTGACAATACCGGTTGGGGCGGCAATAGCGGTGGCTGGTTAATTATTGTACCAGATACAACCGGCGAAGATTTTGTTAATTCGATCGAAGACGAACTAATGACATATCATGATACTAAAACTGAGGCAAGAGACGATGAAGAGGAATGGGCGGAATTAATTAGAATTGCACATGATCCAAGATTTTTAAGACTTGTTAAGTTGGGCCTAGCGGACGTCCCTGATGAGCTTGCACAGTTTAAGACTGACGCAGACAACATTCGCGAAGAATTACAAAAAGAAAAGATTAAAGCTGAACAAATTTGGAATGATTTAAACGAGATTAGCAAAAGGCCTAATAAATTTGCACAGACTGCACAAAAGCTTTTTACAGAATGGGCAGTCGAAGAAATTCAAGAAAGATAATACGGACTTAGGACCGTAATAGCCTCGGCTATTGAAAACCTCTCGATATCGCTATCCGGGAGGTTTTCGCTTTTTATAGGAACTTGCCTAAATCAAATGAGTGTTTTGAAAGAA